TTCCATTCCAGCGTGACCAGATTCAATATCTGCTTGATATGTTCTACCCTCAAAGCTTTTCTTCCCTACATCGTAAATTGAAAGGCTTGGCATATCCCAATGATCGCCAAGGTGGATGATGACATCTGGTTTCTTGTCTGCTGCATACTTGCCAACCCATTCCAGATGCTCAAGAGAAACTCCGGGTTTGCATTGTGTGTCAGGAATAACTAAGTGTCTCATTGGTCTTTAAACATTTCTTGTTCTTGTTGCTCTTCTTCATATTTTGTCAATGGGTCTATGTACATCTCATTGAACTTCTCCTCAATGTCATAGCCATACACGTTGCCTAAGAAGCGAGTGAAAGCACGTACCACATCAGGCCATCGTTCAGCACCATTGAAGGTTGCATACTCTGTTAAGATAATATCTGGATAGGAGCGATGGTCAAATGTATCTTCATATCCTTTTGTCTCTACATGAAACATGTAACGTGTCTTATTATTGTCCATCATTTGTATCTCCAGTTGGCATTAGTCCATGACCTTGGGCAAGGGCTTCTTTCAGCAAAGCCAGCAAGCCATAACGAAAGAGGGCTTCTTTACCTTCTTTATCTGTCTCAAAAGAACAATCGGCTGAGCCATCCTCGTTCTCGTTGAAAGCCATAATTTCAATCTTCATGTTTCCATACTCCTTACAATGTGAGGTTCATCATAACTACCAATAACAGGAAATACTTCTGCCTTGTTGATACGCATCTCAATGCGTTCATCAGCATCTTTAAAAGAGCCAACCATGAAGTCTCCTGCTGCTTCTTTAATTGCTTCCTTAGCTTCTTCTTTGTTACGTGCTAGGACGCACTGTAAGCCACCATATTCACTACTGGGAAATGGAACCCAATAGCCAACAAGGTATAGATACCATTGCTCATTAGTGCTTGGCTCTACCTGTTCTGGCTGCACTTTCTTTGGTCTTCCCATAATCTTTCCTTTCAGTTTTCTCTAATGCTGTCTTCTCTGAATGACATGGTTTGCATAATACCTGTAAGTTTTCTTTCTCACAGAAAAGCCTGTTGATGTATGTATCCCAATCAACAAAGCCTACGCTTGGTTCAACAACAGGGAAGATGTGGTCAACCTGTACATCCTTGGCAACGAAGTGAATATCACAACTAGCACAAGCATAGTGCATTGCCATCTTGTTTGTCTTCTGATTAACCTTCCTACCTATGTATGCAGCCTTCAAAGCCTTAAGCTTAGGAGGCCATCTACGTGTTGCTGTGCGTAGGGCAGAAACAACAAAGCTTCTAAACCTTGCTGCTGTCCACTCACTGTCATTATGTTTTTGTTCTGTACCACTGGCAGAGGAGATTCCCGAACCCTTCAACTTCTTTTTCATCGTGGCTTACATCTCCCATCGTAAACTTAATTGCATGTACAAGCTCGTGAAAGAAGGTTGCCCTTGTTGCTTGTTCATTCATGTTGGCACGTATTAATATTTCATACTTACCCGGATCACACGTACCAAAATCCTGGAACTCGTCAACATAAACTACTTTCCATTCGCAACCTCCAAGCCAGAAACTGGAGGGAACCACATCTGTTCGGGGAATCGTCTTAGCCATAATAGAAGTCCATTCTCTTTAACTCGTTCTTCGCCCAGTGCCTCCAAGCAAACTGCAAGCATCTCGCTTTCGGTCTGCGCTTTGGCAAGCATCTTGGTTGCTTTCACATCCCCTATCCCCTTGATACCCACAATGTTGTCTGCTCTGTCGCCCATCAACATTTGTTTGTAGAAGAAGCGGAGCCCTTGTTCTTCTGAGACAAAGTACTTGTCTTGCTTCACAAAATTGTAATGCCATCCTGCCACCTGATTGAAGTCTTTATCCACTGACACCATGATGCAATCATCTTGAAGCTCTGTTGCTCTGATTGCTATCAGGTCATCAGCCTCTTCATCAATGCTCATCTGTGCTCCCCATGCGGTAACTAGGTAGTTACGTAGCATTTCTAAATGCGCTGGCTTCTCTTGTGTTCTGTTCCCTTTGTAAGGGGCAGTGACAGCTATCTCTTTCCTGAAGTTTGTCTTCCCTGTTAAGAAGATTTCCCAATTCTCAAGACCTAGCTGTGTCATAAGGATGTCCTCAAGAAAGTTAGCCATCGTTGTAATGGCTTGGCTTTCTGAGTCATCCTTACAAGAGAAGGCAATGCGATAGCACATCACATCACCATCTACAAGAGCAATCATTATAGAACTACTTCTGCTTCTTCTTCTTGCTCAACAGGGGCAGACACCAACTGCTTGATACGCAGAGCAGGGTTGTCCTTGCTATGCAGCAGAGAAGGAGCATTGCCGTGCATAGCTGACATCTTGTGTGTGTAGCTACTGATGGTTGCTTCTGCAACAGTGCCATTGCCAATCAGGTCAGGAGAGACACGACCATTGTTATCATCAACAGCCTTGATAGCATAGTTGCTCTTGACGATGATGTACTTACCACGTCCATACTTGTCATCAGCTTTCTCTTTCACCTTAACACCAAGCTCTGATGTAAGGCGTGATGCAATGGAATCGCTCAAGCCACCAATACAAATCTCAAAACGAGTGTTGTCTGCATTGAACTCCCGATTAGGGACTTCCATGTGTTTAGCCCAAAACAATTTACCCACTACTTTAACTTGGTTCATTCTTTTTCCTTTGTATAAAAACAATATTATAACACATTTTTCAATGTGTGTCACGCCATGTCTTACCTGTACTAAACTCTCCAGATACAGGGCAACGTAAGCCGAGAAGCTCTCCTGCTTTTTGTATGCTCTGCACTGCGAGTTGTCCTACAAGCTCGCCATCTTTTTCTTTTGTTTCAATCTGCCATTCATCATGGACATTGACACAAAAGCCATACCAAACCTTCTTCTTCCTAAGCTCTGCATCTAACAAGACAAGAGCCTGTTTCATTACTATCGCCCCTGCGCCTTGTAATAAGCTATTAACTGCTGAGTGTTCGGAACGTACCCAAATCTTCCTACCATCCAACCCGGGTACAAAACCCTTGCTTGCATACTTGGATACGTTATTGCGTAAACTCTTGAGTGCGGGAGTGTTGGAAAGAAAGCTTTCGATGAGCTTCTGTCCAGCACTAGCATTACCACCGACAATTTTACCAATCTTCGCCGCCCCTGCACCATACAGAAAGGCGTAGATGAACGTCTTCGCTTCATCCCTTGTCGCAAGACCCGCTGCCTTTTGGTTTTGAGTGTGTACGTCAGTGCCATCTTTTGAACTTCCTTCACAAACAGTTTTGATATAGGCATCGTCCTTCATGTAGTGAGCCAGCATTCGTAGCTCAAGGCCACTGGCATCAGCACCTACAAGAACATTACCCTCATCTACAATCCACAACTCACGACAGTCCTCACCATAGGGGCTCCCTTTGTTGGGAACCTGTGCCATGTTGGGGCTGCTATGTGTCATCCTACCAGTGACAGCACCATTGGTAATCACACTACCATGCACTCTGCCTGTATCTCTCACCTCCTCAAGCCAGCTACCAATCTGAGCCACACGCTTTTGCAGCATGAGGTATTCAGACAAGAGCCTTGCCTCTGGCAGAGCAATGGATGCAAGCACTGTCTCGTCAACAATCACTGCCCCCTTCTCTGTCTTCTTGGTAAACTTAACACCAAGCTTCTCAAGACGCTCAGCTATTTGTTGTCTACTGCCAGCATTGAATGGGGTGACAATATCTTTTAGTGGTGCTCCTGTCCTCTTGTTCTTCCTTCCTGATTCAACGTAGGGAGGGAAGACAATTTGAAGCTCGTTCTCAATGTCCACCATCTTACCTTGAAGCATAGCCAGCAAGCCCTGAGCTTTCTTAATGTCCAGTTTAAAACCATGTTCCTTCTGCCTTTGAATAATAATTGCAACGTCATGCTCAAGCTTAGCACTCTGTTCAGAGAACTGGTCTTTCTCAAGCATCTTGTTAACCATCTCGTATGTTGCAACCAAAGCAGCAACATCATCCTTACAATATTCATACAAGAGTTCAAGGTCTGGATTGTCCCATCGGTAACTAGCTAGTAACCCTGTCTTGTCCACATAGGCTTGGGCATAGTCAGTCTTCTTTTGTCCTGTCCTTTCCCCCCATGCTGCCAAACTGTGGCCTCCTTCTATATTTGGATTGTATAGCCTTGACAATATCAAGGTATCTATCGCTTTTGTCGCTGGTATCTTCACTCCCCAACATCTCTTGAGCACTCCAGCATCGAAGCCTATCAAGTTGTGCCCTATCACTTTGTCTGAGCTTTCGATTAAGGGAATCAGTGTACTTGCTTCTGTGTGACATACATATCCATCTTCATTGAACGTGTAACAGCACCATATGTGGTCATGTGTGCTGTTTGTTTCTGTGTCTAGAAAGAGCCTCCGCATTTGGTTTCCTTATTCATATCCAAGTTCCTTTACCACTAGTGTAGCATATCCTGAGATGTCATGCCAACTGTCTGCATAGTAGGGGTTGCCGTTGAGGATACGAGCCAGCTTGTTGCAAATCATGTCCATGCTTTCTTGCATTGGTGGAGACATGTCGTGCCAGTTACCACGTGTACGCACAATTTGTTTTAAGTCTTGTGCTGTACGTGCAACATCTTTGTAGTCACCATAGGTGTCTTGACGTTGTGCCAGTGTACCTTCAATTGTCAGTGTCATTTGTCTTCCTCAATGGTTACTTCTGTCCAAGCTGGTAAATGTACGATGCTTCCACTATCATTATAGCACACACTATACATCCCATCAAGGTGGTCAAACATAAGTTCTGTGTCATCTTCAAGAACTATACGTGTGTTCCTTGGTACGTCATAGAGCTTCATGTGTTCTTCTCCTTGAGTTTGGCTTCGATGGCATCGGCTATCTTTCTCCAATGCTCACCTTCCAAAGCAAACGCTATTTTGTAAACTTCATCATCCGTCAGCCCTACCCATGTGCGCTTGTCGCAGCTATGCTGCTCCTGTGGTGGGTGGGTGTAGAGAGGGATTGGAAAGCATTTATGGTCATTGTTGTCGCTGACATTTCCATCAGCATCCATCCACGCCACAGGCTCTTGGCTTTCCAACTCTGCAATGGCTTGGCTTAAAGATGTGATGGCTTCGTTTGCTTTATCAACACCTGTGCCAGCCCATCGTGGCGTACCAAAAGGCTTCAACGCCTCAAGCGCCTGTTTTAATACTTCAATCATGCTTGCACCTTAGTTGCTATGTACAAACCAACATTGCCTAAGCTGTAACCAATGAAGGCCACCCCCATACCAAGGTTACCCTTGAGCATTAAGTCTATGGCTACCACCAAATAGACCACACCGATAACTGCAATGAGCCAACTAGCCATCAGCAATACTCCTTGATGTATTCGTTAAGAGCTTTCTCCACAAATCGAATGTCGTCTATGTACAGCATGTTTGTAATTTCTACACCATTAACATAGGCATCCCATAAGAAGCCACCGACATAGCCAACATGTGG